TAGCATACCATACATGCCAGCTAGCAGTAACCCCATGCATGGTACAGTTAGAGTCGTAAATGGACAACAAGAGTTTTGGAATGGCGCTGCTTGGATGGGCATGTACGGTGGTAGTGTAACAATTGCGTTAACCAAACGTGCAGAAGCAATAATGGATTGGGCCGAAAACAAAATGGCGCAAGAACATAAGGCAGAAGAATTGGCTAAGACTAAACCCGCAGTAGCAGATGCCCTTGCTGCTGCCAAACACGCACAAGAACAACTTGAAATTATATTACTGTTAACAGAGGAAAATAAATGACACCAATGGTTAAGAACTTTGCCAAGTGCGGCTGTGGTCGTACTAGAGACCTAGAAGGCTATTGCGATAGCAGCCACGCACTTACCGAAGAAGAATATGCAGAACTACAGAAAAATGAAGAAATTGATTGGGGAGATGAAGAATGAAATGGTTTAAACGAAGAGTATTACGATGGTTGCAGGAAGCGCAAATGGAACAGTTAAATGATGAACCATTAAATTCTCGCTTGGTCGACATGGATTCCGTTGAGGATGACACCGTGAATAAAATTGACATGGGCAAATCAGTTAGGTTTGCTGTGTTACCAGCGAGAGGTGGATGTGTTTTAGAAATCAAATCATGGAATCAAAAGGAACACGAATGGGATATTGTGGCACATATTATTCCCGAGGGTGAAGATGTTGCGCATCGTGTTGGGCAGTTAGTGTCCATGGAATTTTTACGACGATGACCTTGTACACCGTCAACCCTGTACTAACAAATAGCGTTGTCAACACCAGTAAGATGAATATCAGCCCAGCGATGGGTGCAATACGATACAATAGTACCATTAGCTCTTTTGAAATGTATGATGGTACTTATTGGCAACCCGCGTTGGCTACCTCGCATGTAATTAAAGATTTCCTCGAACAAGCCAAGACAGGCGTTATAGAACATATTAATAAAGAACATGCAGGTAATGTGACTATTAATGATGCATTGGAGACATGGTTGGAAGCATGTGATAAGTTTAAAGTTATCATTGCAATTGCAGGTAAAAGTAAATAATGCATCACAGCGGCCTTTTGGCATCACTCCCGCTATACAAACTCTGCTGCCTATGCTATATTATTATCATAGGAGAATTAGCATGAAACTACTTAAATTCTACGCCGACTGGTGTGGCCCATGTAAGATGTTGTCTAGAGTTATGGAAGATGTCACCCTTCCGTATCCTGTAGAAGAAATCAACATCGATAATGATCAAGCCCTTCCAGTAAAATACGGCATCCGCGGTGTTCCCACTCTGGTTCTGGTTGACGACGACAATAACGAAATCCGTAGAGTATCCGGTATGCTTATGGAAAGTCAGCTTATTGCATTTGTAAACAAGGATCAGTAATGGCAAATCAACCAGTACAATACCGATACACAAGTACAAAAGAATATCACAGCGCATTTCCTTGTGCGTACAGACAGTGGCGAGCAGATAGTCATTGTAATCTAATACATGGTTATGCCTTTAGCATGAAGTTTTACTTTGGCACCAACGATTTGGATGTACGTAACTGGGCAGCAGACTACGGCGGGCTCAAAGAGCTCAAAGGCATTCTGGAAGATCAATTTGATCATACGTTGCTGGTAGCAGAAGATGATCCAGAACTGGCAACATTCAAACTGCTACAAGAGCGGAACATGGCCAAATTAACTATCTTACCACGGTTAGGTTGTGAAGGACTAGCCGACATGCTGTACAAGTATGTTAATGGCGTTTACATTCCTGACATGTGGGGGCAAGCCGAAGCAGACAGACTTTGGTGTTACCGTGTAGAAGTGCGTGAAACACAAAGCAATATGGCATTTAGGGAAGGTCATCGTGAATGGGGCGAGAACTTACTTGAATAGTTTTGAAAAAATCTGGGCTCGTGCAACGGGACATTTAATGGGCGAGACAGATCACGATCGCCCTGATGTCCCGGTGCTTACACTACGGGAAGCTCGTATAGCATTATTCTTAAAAACGTCTTGGGTCGGTATACATGTAGTTACATGTGTGTTTATTATAGCAGGTATATTGAGGCATTGGAATGACTGATAAAATATTAGAAGCATTGGGTATACTACAAGAGGAGTGTGCTGAGGTTATAGTTGAAGTTAGTAAATGTCGTAGATTTGGAATCGACAGTGAACATTATACTACCAAAGAACTGCACAAAGATATGCTTGCACAGGAGATAGGCGATGTAATGTGCATGGTGGAAATATTGGTTGAACAGGGTGTAGTCAACCGAGCTGAACTGATTCTGGCCAGAGAACGTAAAAGAGAAAAACTTAAAAGATGGTCCAAAATTTTTGAAGAATAGAAAATTGTTAAGTGCCTATATTAAGCAGTAAATAGTTCAATTATAGAAAGGATATCAATGGACAAGTCCACCAATGAATACAAAATAGCAGTATTACTACCCACTAGAGGTAGAACCACAGCACTAAAACTCAGTATTATTAGTATTTTTAACCGTGTACTTGACTTAGATGGAGTCCAACTATTACTGGGGTTTGATAATGATGACATGGTTGGGTTAAGTTATTTCTCCACCGACATTCAACCCTGGATGGAAGAAAAAGGCATCAACTATACAGTAATGGTTTTTGATCCCATGGGATACAATGGCCTAAATCGTTACTACAATGGTTTGGCGACTCAGGCAAAAGCTGATTGGCTATTTGTATGGAACGACGATGCCCTAATGGAAACTACTGGGTGGGATAAAATCGTAACCAGTCATACTGGCGAGTTCAAGTTACTCAAAATACATGTACACCGAGAACATCCGTACTCCATCTTCCCCATCTACCCCAAAGAATGGTATGATCTATTTGGATTTGTATCGCGTCATCAAATGACTGATGCAGAACTTAGCCAAATTGCTTATATGTTAGATATCATGGAAATTGTGGAGATATATGCCACACATGATAGACACGATTTAACAGGTAATAATAATGATCACACTTATAAAAATCGTGACCTATTAGAAGGTAATCCCAGTAATCCTCTTGATTTTCATCATAGATCATATGGTAATGGTAGGTTAATGGATACCGAATTTATCGCCAAGTATCTGGAATCCAAAGGTGTAGATCTTACCTTTTGGAAAAATGTTAAACTTAACAAACAAGACCCCTGGGAAAAACTCAAGGCCAATGATATCAATAATCAAATGACACATACACCGGTAAAAAGATAATGAGTAAAATAACAGAAAGTAATCACATGTGGCAATGCCTAATCACCGGTGCCCCAGTAACTAAAGTATTAGACTTTGGGCAACATGCCTACGCCGATACCTTTATTGCTGAGGATCAGTTAAAATTAGCCGAACCTGTATTCCCATTGCAAGTGCATCTAAATACCGAATCGGGTGGATTGCAATTGGGCTACGTCAGTGACGCCAAGGATAGATATAACTTATACAGTTATAGCTATACCAGCTCAAACTCCAACACCGCCAGAAACCACTGGGACGAATATGCCGCAACAATTAAAGGTCGATTTAATCCCCAAGGATTGGTGGTGGAGATCGGCAGCAATGATGGGTATCTAATTAAACAGTTTCAGGGTGACGGGGTAACCGCCCTAGGAGTTGACTCATCCAAAGCCATGTGCGACATTGCCAAAGCAGCGGGTGTAAAAACAGTCAAGGGCCTGTTTGATATAGCATTAGCCGATAAGTTGAAAGAAAAACATGGTTATGCTAAGGTGATCATGGCCAACAACGTATTCAACCACGCTAATGATCCCATTAACTTTGCAGTTGGCATAACACATTTACTGGACAAGGATGGTATATTTGTTTTTGAAGTACCTTACTGGGCCAGCATGGTTGAAAGTGGCCGCTTTGTGGACATGGTATATCACGAACATATTTCATACTTTACTGTTAAAAGTGTTTGGAATTTACTACAGCAAGTTGGTTTAACTATCGCGGACTATGACATAGTTGATTACCATGGTGGTAGTCTGCGTGTTATCGCTAAAATGGATACAGGTGGCGGCACCCCTATTCTTGTACAGGCAGCTATTGAAAAAGAAACCGCCATGGGATTATTCAATCATAAGTTTTATCAAAAGTTACAGGCCAAATTTGTACAGCAGCGTAATATCTGGTTACGTAACTTTTATCAAATATTGGCCGATGAACCTGATGCGGTTATTATTGGCGTAGGCGCCGCAGCCAAGGCAAATACCTGGTTAACTTGGCATAAATTAGATAAAACATTACTGCATTGCATAACGGACTCAAGTGAATTTAAACAGGGTAAATACACGCCACTATCACGTATTCCAATTAAGAGTGATAATGAGTTTGCACTACATGAAAAACCCTATGCATTAGTATTAAGCTGGAACATTGGCGAACCACTAAAGCAAGCATTATTAAAAATTAATCCTAATACAAGGTTTATCTCACAATGAAATATTATAACGTTGCCATTAATACCGAGCCCGGGCTAGGCTCATTCCAAGACGAGCGTGGATCTATCGTAGATATCTTTTATAAGAAAGCTATCAATCACGGTTGTATCATCAGTAATAATCCCGGGGCGGTACGTGGAAATCACTATCACAATCATACGGTACAGTACACATATGTTATTGCCGGTGACTTAACTTATTACTCCCAACCAGTAGATAAATCTGAACCAGTATCTGCTTATGTAGCAGTTACTGGAGATGTTATTATTAGTGACCCAAAAGAAATTCACGCTATGAAAGCTGGCGAACATGGATGTGTTTTTATAGCCTTTGCCGAAGGCCCTCGCGGTGGCGAAGATTACGAAACAGATACAGTAAGAGTTGATTCTATTATTCCTGAATGAAAACGGTAGTTGTATTTGGAGGGAGTGGCGGAATAGGTAAAGCTACATGTGAAGTCTTTACCGCGGCTGGATATACTGTATACCCCATTAGTAGTAAACAAATTGACTTTTTATGGGAACAAAGTCAATTTCAAGTAGACAACCTATTGAAACAAATTATGCCCGACGTGGTGGTCAACTGCGTCGGGCATTTTGATGACACCAATAAAGAGACTCATTTTAAAACAATGAACATTAATGTAGGCTCCAGTTGGAGTATTATTAAACACTACATAGATTATACCAGTAACAAACCAGTTAAGATTATCATGGTGGGTTCCAGTGCTTACAAGGCCGGTCGCAAGGCCTATATTTTGTACGCTGCTAGTAAGGCAGCACTATATAATATGTGGCAAGGTGCTTGCGAGCATTTTACGGATTCAAACGTATCATTAGGTTTAATTAACCCAGTAAGAACTCGCACACCGATGATAGATATGTCAACCAAAGATATTTGTCTAGAGCCAATGGATGTAGCACAAGCAATTTTAAATATGACATCAGTCAGTAGTAACGAACTGGTTGATATGAAGTATCCAGAGGAATCAAAATGAAAATTGGAATTATAGGCAAGGGCACAGTAGGCAAAGCAGTATACGAAGGACTTAATCACTTGGGACACGAAATGAGCTTTTTTGATCCCGCATACGACGGATCAACACTTGGTGACGTTTTAGGAACAGATTGTGTATTCATTAGTGTACCGACTAACCAAGCAGCGAACGGTGATTGTGATACCAGTATTGTAGAAAGTGTAGTAGCAGAGTTAGATGCTGCGGGATACAAAGGATTAGTCAGTATTAAAAGTACAGTAGTACCTGGCACATGTGATCGTTTATCAGCAGAATATCCTAAACTACGTATTTGCTCAGTGCCAGAATTTCTTCGCGCCAAGACAGCATTAGCTGACTTTATGTATAATCATGATTTACTAATTATCGGTAGCACTCGTGATGAAGATTATGTTATGATGAGAAAAATACATGGTAACTTGCCAAAGAATGTGGCATGTGTTAAGCCAGCTGAAGCAGAAGTTGTAAAATATTTTAATAACGTTAATCACGCTACTCAAATTATATTTGCCAACATTGCGTATGCCGTATGTAAGAAGCTTGGAGTAGATTACAATAATGTTTACAACGCTATTATTAAACGTGACAGCATTAATCCTGCTTACCTAATGTGTAACGAAAATCTACGTGGCTTTGGCGGACATTGTTTACCCAAGGATACTAGTGCTTGGAACAATCTTGTTAAAAGTTTGGGATTAGAGTTTTCAATGATACAAGCTCTTATTGATGACAACGCAAAGGTAAACAATGAGTAAAATTTTAATTACAGGTGCTAGCGGATTATTGGGTACCGAGTTTTGTCACCAACTCAAGGCAGCTGGCCATGAAGTATGGGCAGTAGACAATCATAGTCGTAGTTCAACTATTCCTCCATGTGATGAATGGCACAAAATGGATTTATTGGTAAAAGATTCTTTTGCTGGATTTAGTACATTGCCTCATGATTTTGATTACATATATCATTATGGTGCTATCAATGGCACTACTAATTTTTATAAGATGCCTAATAAGGTATTGGAAAACAACTTTGTTAGCGATATCAATATTTTCAACTTTGCTAAGAAGTGTACTAATCTTATACGTTTAGTATATGCATCTAGCTCAGAAGTCGTTGCCGATGATCCAGTTAGTCCGGTGCCAGAAAATTCGGACGTATTCATTAAGGACATACATAACGCTCGCTGGAGTTATCGCCTGGCCAAGATCACCAGTGAAAACTTTTTGGCTAATTCTGATCTGCCATATGTTATGATACGTTACTTTAATGTGTATGGTGCGAATTCAAAGCAGGGTCATTTTCTCGGTGACCAAATTGACAAGATTAAAAATGGTGTCTTTTCGGTTATAGGTTCACATGAAACACGTTCGTTCTGTCACGTGAGCGATGCTATCCGTGCCAGTATCTACGTTGCCGAAAATGCTAATCGTGTGCTGGTAAACATTGGTAATGATCGGGAGATATCAATAGGTGATGCTGTACGTGTTATAGCAACCGAACTTGGACATCCTGATGCTGTATTTGAAGAATTACCCAGCATGTCGGGATCGGTTACCAATCGTCGCCCTGACATTACCAAACTACGTGAAATTATGCCCGATTACTCGCCCATGAGTTTCGAAGAAGGCATTCGGCAAATTTTAAGTTGACAAATTTCTATGGGTCGTGTATAATTTCTAAATACATTATCCCATAGGAATCCCAATGAAAAAAGTTCATTACACAGATCAAGATATTCGCAGTTTTGTTCATAACATTATCCGTGATATGCGTCGTGATAATTGGCAACCTGATTACATCGTAGGACTCACTCGCGGCGGTCTTACACCAGCTATCATGCTGAGTCAATATTTAGAAATCCCCATGGAAACGCTTAAAGTCAGTTTACGTGACAACCGCACACAATCAGAAAGTAATTGTTGGATGGCAGAAGATGCTTTTGGGTATGTAGATACTGCTGTTATCCCCAGGCCAGAAGATTCAATTACAACAGATCCCAGCATTCGCAAAAAAATTCTTATTGTAGATGACATCAACGATACTGGTGCTACACTTAATTGGATCAAGAAAGATTGGCCCGGTAGTTGTTTACCCGATGATCCTGCATGGAGTGAGATTTGGGGTCAGAATGTTCGCTTTGCTGTGCTGGTGGATAATTTGGACAGTAAATTTCATGAGGTTGACTACACTGGCACTGAGATCAATAAAGCCGAAGAAGATGTGTGGTGTGTATTTCCCTGGGAAAATTGGTGGGAATGAAATCAGATTGGATCACCATCACCTGCTCACATGACCTGTGCCTGTGGAGCACCTGTTATAACTGGTGTATGAAAACTTGGGGTCGCAATAACGAATGGGTCTACATGGGCCCAGGGAAGTTTCATTTTAAGAATTCGCGTGATGCGATGTTATTTAGATTGAAATGGTTATAAAGCACTTTCCAGGAAACTGGTGAGTAATTGATTTTTAAAATAGGAGATTATTATGTTTAATACAAATCAGATAGATACCGATACAGTATCATTAAGTTTTCGGTCAGCAGAAGAAGTCAATAACGCAATGAGTCGCGTCTATGGATATATGGGGTTAGCCGTAATCGTATCAATGTTGGTAAGTTACTTTGTGGGAACTAGCCCGGAGTTACTAAAATTCTTTTTCACGGGTATTACAAAGTGGATCGTAATCTTTGCTCCACTAGCCGCAGTATTTGGTGTTGCTATGATATTGGCCAGTAGCCCGGGTAAAAGTACTGCTCTACTATGCCTGTATGGTTTTGCAGCACTAATGGGCCTGAGCTTTGCTACAATCTTTGCTGTGTTCACCATGGGAAGTATTGTCAGTGCATTTATGGGTGCTGCTGTTTTATTTGGTACTATGAGTTTTTATGGTTATTTTACTAAACAGAGTTTAGATAGTCTTGGTAAGTTTATGTTCATTGGCCTAATCGCCATTGTTATTGCCAGTATCGTTAATATCTTTATCGGTAGTACTGTAATGCAAATGGTTATTAGTGCGTTGGCTATCATTATCTTTCTTGGATTAACCGCATACGACACACAACAAATTCGTGAAATGGTTAGCGTTGACTCTAGTTCAGCAGTTGAAGTAACAGGTGCGTTGACACTATATCTTGACTTTATTAACATTTTCCTCAATTTGTTAAACTTGTTTGGCAATAAAAACGACTAACATGCATTTTACAATTGACGAATCAAAACCCTTTGATGTATCTATACATGAAGTCATCAGTAGTTTGGAAAATCCAGAGAATCCTACTGCTGATGATTTAATTAGAATTTTAAAAGGTTACCAACCTATGACCAGTGTCAGAAATGATGACAGTCCTGAGTTTAAAGTACTACGAACCCAACTGGAATCGGAAGGTTATATCAATTGTGAGCGTGGCTGGTGGAACGGAGACCGTGTACTAAAAACATTTACTTTAAATGGAGTTAAATTTGAAGTAGGTAATAAGTTCTTCTCCGGTGCAGCGATGCGTAACCACTTAGAATGGGAAAGAAAATATGAAAACCAGAGAACATGATTATTATTTCACTCTACAATTGTCTCCATGCCATCTTTTATAATTAGTACTACCGTGTCCATTAACTCCACAATGAGGACATTTCCATGATACTTGTGATGGGTGGTTTCCGTTTGTTAGTTGCCGTAAAGTATTTTCTCGTTGCCAGTCACTATTAACAAATGGATGGGTGCCATTGGCAATACGATCTCCGGTTAATGATGAGCCGTCTGCTCGTTTCATAAAATGATGTGTACCAGCATCAATTAATTTCTTAGCGGTTTTTCGTTGTATATCACCACCAATAAATGAATGAGTTCCGGCAGAAACTCTGTCACTAGTCATTGATGTACCATCTCGTCGCTTCATTAATGGATGTTTACCGTCAATAATCATCTTATTGTTGTTGCGAGTTGCTAAATCAGAAATTTCTTCCTTGGACATTTTGATTTTACGACCTAGTAACCAGCAAGCCCCATAATCTTCTTGATCAAAGTGAATTTGATAATGCTCAGTTATAGTTACTGCTTTGAGATTTGATGGATCATTATTTGAATGATTGCCGTCTATGTGATGAATATCATATGATCTGCCGTCCGAGTCTTTTGGAATGTGACTGATATGATTTTCGTAGATTTTTCGGTACTTGTTTGTGCCGCAGTAAATACACATGCTGATGCTCCTATAAGCGTTAGAGTAGTTGGATATTGTCAGTATCGCGAACTACATATATTTAGCCAAACTACTATAAAACACAATCTTTGTATGCTATAATATTTGAATGAAAACAAGAGAACAAATTATATATGGAATGTGTATGACATTCCGCCATGATTACGGGCTAGAAAAACCTACTGGAGATAACTTTGCTAGTAAGTTGTCATCAGGAATGACCCAGACACAGCGCGAATCATTATGGCGCCAAATGGCACAGATATTTGATAACGATATATTACCACATATGGAATTTAAAAATGAGTAAACTAAAAGTAGCAGAGTTGTTTTACAGTATTCAGGGTGAAGGCAGGTACATGGGAGTACCCAGTGTATTCTTACGTACATTCGGCTGCAATTTTTCTTGCAGGGGATTTGGTATGCCCAAGGGTGAAAAGACTGTGGAATATCTTAATCTAGATCCCGCAGCATACACCAAATATGATGACCTTCCATTGGTTAGCACAGGCTGTGATAGCTATGCAAGCTGGGATCCACGTTTTAAAGATCTAAGTCCATTAATGGAAACTGATGGTATCGTAGATCGCATTATGGAGATCTTACCGTATAAACAATGGGCCACGGAACATCTAGTTATTACAGGTGGTGAGCCTTTGTTGGGTTGGCAACGTGCTTATCCAGACTTGCTTAATCATGATAAGATGAAAGATTTACGTGAAATTACTTTTGAAACTAATGGTACTCAACCATTAACCCCAGAGTTCAAACGTTTTTTAGGCGAATGGACTGCTGAAAATTGGCATAGGGAAGTTACATTTTCAATTAGTGCTAAACTTAGTAATTCAGGTGAGTTGCGCGAAGATGCGGTTAAACCTGAAGTTGTTTTAGACTATCAAGACACAGGCTACGCTTACTTGAAGTTTGTAATAGCTACCGAAGAAGATGCTGAAGAAGCCCTGGCAGTTACACAAATTTATCAAACAGCAGGATTTAAAGGTCCTGTATACTTGATGCCAGTCGGCGGTGTTGAAAGTGTATATGCACTCAATAATCGTCGTGTAGCAGAATTAGCTATGGCAAACGGATTACGTTACAGTGATCGGTTACAAGTGCCATTATTTAAAAATGAGTGGGGTACATAATATGCTAGATACTATTAAAAGTTGGTTTACTAAGAAACCAGTAGAACAAGCAGCACCAGAAGCACCGACCCCACCGGTTAAAACAGCTAAAGATATCGCCACCGAGCGAGGTGAGTCCTACGTCAATATCGTCAGCATGGATATTGACCCCAATGGCATGGGTATGGGTTCGTTCGAATTAGACTGGAATGATAAGTTCATAGCTGATCTTGTTAGACACGGGTACATGATGGATCAAAATGATACCGATGCCGAAATTGTGGATCGTTGGTTTACCAATGTATGTCGCAATGTGGTATTGGAAACTTATGAGCAATATGAAGCCATGAACAACCGTGTGGTTAAATCCAAAGACGTCGGTGGTGGCATGAGTGAGGTTGGCTAGTGTCTACATCAATGTCTACCAATAAATCACTATGCGCATATCCATGGCGAGGTGCCTGTATATATCCCACCGGATTAGTAAAACCTTGTTGCTATTGGCTTTCTGCTAATGGAGATATAAATGAGGCAAATAGTAATATTAAAAACGATCCTAGAAATTCTGTTGAGTGGAATAATATCAGAGAAGATATGCTAGCTGGTAAGCCTGTCAAGGGGTGCGAAAAATGTTACGAAATGGAATCAGTTGGTACACATAGTGGTAGACTCAGTAGCTTACAGTATTTCGTTCCTACTGATAATAATCTAGCACCATTAGAAGATCTTGAAGTTTCATTTAGTAATCTATGTAATCTAGCATGTGTTGGATGTGGTGACTTTAATTCTACCAAGTGGAGTACTGAAAATATTAAAGCAGGTCGACCAGGATTAAAACTTATTGACAATAAGTTTGATTGGACACAATGGGATCTATCAAAGCTACACACTCTTAAAATACTTGGTGGGGAACCATTTATGGAACAAGATAGGTTTTGTGAGTTACTGGAATCCGTTAATTTATCTCAGATTGAACTGGTCGTTAATACTAACGGCACTATTTTGCCTAATCAAAGATTAAAAGCACTGATGGAAAAATGTAAAAAGGTTAAGTTCCTAGTTAGCATAGATGGGGTAGGGCTGGTCAACAATTGGAATCGTTGGCCTGGTAAATTTGAGAATATTGTAGAATCCATGCGAGTCTATGAAACATGGTGGAAATATTTTGATAATATTATACTTAAGACACATAGCGTAGTAAATATTTTTAATATCTTTACCATGGAAGATTTTATAAATTTCATGAACGAAAATTTTCCAACTTGGATAGCAAGTTTTATGTGGGTGAATAACCCAGGGTGGCAATCAATACAATCGCTACCTCAAGAAGTTAAAGTTAAATTAATAAATGAATTTAATGGTAAAGATACAGGTAAGTTGAAAACTTCTCCAGAAGATTTCTATAATACATCAATTGGTTATTTAAAATTGCCCAATGTGAATAGTTGGGAAACTGTTAAAAGAAAAACATTTCAATTAGAAAAAGAACGTAATTTGGACATTAGTGTTATGATACCAGACCTACAAAAGGTAATAAATGATTTTTAATTTAGTTTGACTTTTAACCCATGGACTGCTATACTAACGTATGAAATATATTCTTATCGACACAGCTAATCTTTTCTTTCGTGCTAGGCACGGTGCTTTTCGTGCAGGTGACACTTGGGAAAAGGTAGGATTTGCCCTGCACGTCACATTAATGGCCGCCAATAAAATGGCACGCCGCTTCGAAGCTGACCATGTAGTTTTTGCCCTGGAAGGGCGCAGTTGGCGCAAGGACTTCTATAAGCCCTACAAAGCTAACCGTGCAGTGGCTAAACAAGCACTTACTGAACAGGAATCCGATGAGGATAAAATGTTCTGGGAAACGTATGACGCATTAACTAAATACTTGGGCGAGAAGACCAATTGTAGTGTTATACGATGCCCCACCGCAGAAGGCGATGATATTATAGCTCGCTGGATAGCATTACACCCCCAAGATGAACATGTCATTATCAGTAGTGATACAGACTTCGTTCAGTTAGTAGCACCCAATGTCAAACAATATAACGGTATAACCGACGAACTAATCACCCTTGAAGGAACCTTTAATGATAAAGGAAAAATTGTTATCGATAAGAAAACTAAAGAGCCTAAGCCTCCAGCTAATCCAGCATGGTTACTCTTCGAAAAGTGTATGCGCGGCGATCCGACGGATAACATCTTCTCAGCGTACCCTGGGGTCCGGGTCCGCGGCACTCAGAAGAAGATTGGACTTACGGAAGCATTTGAAGACCGTAGCAAAAAAGGATACGCTTGGAACAACATGATGTTACAGCGATGGACTGACCCAGATGGAGTGGAACATCGTGTACTTGATGATTATCAGCGTAATGTAACTCTTGTTGATTTGACCGCGCAACCCGAAGATATTAAACTGGCTATCGACACCAGCATTAAAGAACAGATTAGTCACAAGGATATAGGGCAAGTAGGAGTACGCTTTCTACAATTCTGTGGCAAATATGAGCTGAACAAATGTAGCGAAAATGCCGAAGCATTTGGTAGTTGGATGAATAAAACTTATAGTGGAGTATTAAATGATTAAATTTTTGTTTGGTGCTATAACTTTTATAATAGTATCATTTGTAGTAGTATTACTTTTTATACTAGTTCAACAAGACAAAGATCGGGTTACGGTAACATATGATTGCCGTATGCTAATGGGAAACTGGCATCCAGATGTCCCAAAAGTGATAGTAGAGGAATGTAAAAAGAGGATCAAAGAATGATTGAAGATAGATCAGGAATCACAATAGATTTTATTGAATGGTATAATCATGGGTATGATGATCGTAGGAAAAACGGACATGATTTAGATGGGTTGCAGTGGTTGAATCAAAATATTAAATTTGATGGATTTATGTTTGCTCCTGTTGGAATTTGGTATGGCAAATGTGTTGAGGCAAAAGTGCAACAGTTCACATCACTTACCGAGTTTGTTGATTACTGTAAAAATACTGATAATAAAATATTTTTATATAATCTAACATATTATTCACCTCAGTTGACCTATAGAGATAAAGATGGTAACCTGTTACCAGTCCCTGAATTAACTACTGACTTAGGATTTTGGAAAGTTAGGTATGGTGAACTTGTACCCGAGGGAGTGCAAGCATGACATTAGTTGCCAAACCAGTGATAGACAAACAGTTTTGGATCTTACAAAAAGATAACAACAAGATCGGCAATATCGAAGCATGTGACGGTGGATATCAAGTTAAGATTAATAATCAAGTTGTAGCACAATATAAAACTATCAAATTAGTTGAACGCAATATCAATGTTACATTTGAAACTATACCCAAGCCAGAAAAGAAAACTTCAAATGTAGTACACGGATATGCAGCCGCGGGTCGAGTACACAATCCCATGTGGGACGTGCAGCATAAGCTACCCGTGTACAACAAACAAAAGAAAAGCAAAAGTTGGTACGCTGCCGGTTGGTACACCGTTAAGAAAGGTCGCCACTGGGCAGCAGAACAAGATCCTAAACTAATCGTTCTCAAACGATACCCTTATCAGGGACCATTTCATACTAAACAAGAGGCACTACCTAAATGACATATGTAACACAAACTTATGATTTTTATGATGCATTAAAGGTTAAACATCCTGATGCAGAAATTAAATCCACTTCAAGAATTACCGACAATCAATATTTGGTTGAGACTGATCGACATGGTAGTTTTGTATGTGAGTCTTTTGAAAATGATGATGCAAAAGTTTACATGAAAGTTTATAATATTTTATCCAAGGAGAATTAAAATTACAAATCCATTTCACGATCAAGACAAATTCATGACAGCATGTGAGCAATCAATCACAGGCATGAATGATGAGCAGTTTAAGATGTACTGTAACTTAATTACAGAAGAATACACAGAACTATCGGAAGCTATTGCTGCTGGTGATCCGGTAGAAACACTTGACGCACTAGTAGATATTTTAGTAGTTACCATTGGTGCTATTAACAGTATGGGTGCCGATGGTGAAGGCGCATGGCGTGAAGTTATGGCTACTAACTTTGCTAAGATTGATCGTCAGTTAGGCAAGGTTCGTCGCAGAGAAGATGGGAAGATTTTAAAACCGGAAAACTGGACACCACCTAATCTGAAAAACTTCCTAAAGAGAGAACATTGAGCATTCACTTACAAAAGTTCATTGAACGAGTTCGTGGTCACGAGGCAAAGGGCGCCAAAGATTTTGTTATGCCCATGAAAGATGCCAAGGGAATGGCTGCTGATTTGACTGAGTTGCTGTTGGAACTTAGAACCCTAAAGGAAACTGCACTACACCCCCCTAAGGAGGAGTTTATTGAGGTCAAGGTATCAGGTGGTAAGTTTTAATAGCAGTATATTATTGCTAAATAATAGACTATGTCTAGACCTAAACCTCAAGTTCTTGCTGAACTTACTAACAAGCAATATAAATCAGAACAGATTTTAGCATCTGCCGGAATCTGGGCTGTTTATTTTGACAGCAAGCCTATTAATATTAAAACAGCCAATATACTGGTTCAGTATCCCGGACCCAAGTACAAGAAGGTATCGTTCTCCAATCCCGGGCACGCTATTAATCTTGCTAAGAAACTCAATATACAATTTAAAACTGATAAATTTTCAGTAATATTGTTGAAAGAAGGCCAGCAAATTTATCCCTAGGAATTGCTATGCGAAATAAGCGCCGGTTTACAGCGGAGATATATAAGCATTTTAACTGTTTTTCAGATACATTTACAGTCAATACTCTGTACCAGCTTATTTGGGAAAATACAAGAAAAGAGGGTGGGTTTCGGGTAACTTCCGAGGGTTATGATTTACTGGCCAACTATTTGGAGTTGGAAAATTTTAAGGTTAAACTTGATGCAGCAGATTTTTATGAGTCAAAGATTTTACTGACACTGGATCAAAAATTAAAGTATCCATATTATATTGATAACATAAATTTCATAGTAAAACCTACAGTTGTTACCATGATGTTTTTTGATAGTAAGGAAGCTACATTGGCTATATTGTACGGAAATTTAAAAAAATTCCTTGACAACTATAGTTAACACAGCTATAATATAGTTTAAGTTGCCCCTTTAGCTCACGCTTTGGTTAGAGCAACCGACTCATAATCGGTAGGTACTGTGTTCGACTCACAGAGGGGGCACCAAGATTTAACTAAATAAGTGTTTAATACAGGAGTTCATTATGAGCACATATTTAACAGTAGTAAACTGGTCAAGACCGATGAATGATGCAGAAAATCAAGCAATGGTTGATTATATCAGTACTCAATCCGCTGGTAATGGGTTGGAAACAACTTACGAAGGTAATTTTGTTCGTTCATGGGTTGATGAAGCTGCCGCCAATGCTTTTTGCGATTTTGCAAAGGCGTTGCAAGCGGATCAAAAGAAACCAACACGAACACAGATTATTACACAGTAAGCAAACAGAATTAAAGAATTGTTGTATGAAGTAAGGTAAAAAGTGTTCCGGACGGCGGGGCAGTACCGCCCGGGTCCACCATAAACATATATGAGGCTCTCTGTTGTTCGGTAGAGAGGAAACGGTGAACTAAATACCACTCTTCCGACGAGAATATCGGAATGTTTATGATGGGCCCGACATAGTTTCGACGGGGCAACAAGTAACTGCATGGACAACTCGTCACCAGATAGACGTTAAAAGTGAAAAAACCTAGACGCAAACGCATCTAAAGGCGAAGTAACTGTATCAGCTGGCAAAGGAATTCGTTTCTCTGCTCGTGGTTCAGTGAAAGCCGAAACTTTCGCAGTTTAATCACTGGCGTAGGGTAGCTTATACCTAGTAACAGAAAATAGCCAAAAAGCCCTTCGGGGCTTTTTTGTTACAATAATGCAACTATTTTTACCAAAATAGTTGATTTCGCCTAGTTAATTGCGTATAATTTGTACATTGACTAAATAACTTTACAAACTTCCTAAAAAGAAGTTGACAATTAAATTACCAAGCATTAAAATAACTTAACATGAAAAATACAAGACATTCCATATCGTATCAGTTGCCCCAGACACTAGCATTATGCTGGAGTCCAGTGGTGGCCTTACGCTCAGGAAATGATTCAGTATTTAATATGATTGAAACAGGCAAGGAGTATAGTGGGGTTCGAGAAGGATGTGATGGTTAAGCAATAGCTAACATCGTAAACTTTAAGGACCCTGGACTAGAAATACTCCAGGGTTTTTTGTTTTTGTAGTGAGTGTGATAGGCAACGCGAGCCTGTAGCGCACTTTAAACATGCTACTATTAATGAGGGCGGAATACCGGATGATAAGTTCCTGGCGATAACGGGAATGTGTAAAATGGTATAATATAAGGTGAGGTGGCAGAGTGGCCCATTGCACTGGATTGCAAATCCGGAAAACCGTCGGTTCGACTCCGACCCTCACCTCCAATTGTTGTATTTTAGCACAGTGGTTGACAGTTAAATCAGCTACAGCTATAATGTTTGTATAGTAAGAAATGCAGTAAACGTTCTTTAAAAAACAGACGCAATATTGAAACACACGAAGGCATGGTGGCATGCCGATGTAGCGGCAACAGCCTTCTCTAGCGAATGAGTCGGTTGACAGGTTCAAGTCCTGTGTAGTGTGTTTCAATATTGCGTAAGCAAAAAGTCCACGGCAACCTAATCAGTGCCTAGTCTGAGCCCAGACGATGAAGTAGCTGTGATGGCTACGGGTGGTTCGAGCAAGGGTCTACCTTTGGTAACAGAGATGAAGAATCTGCTCCAGCGAAAGCTGCGGTCTAACCTAACCGGCGTTGGCAACACGAGAGTTCTCCCTGGTCGGTGAAGCGGATGGAAGGCGAAAGCTATATGTACCGCCGCAGGGAGAAAGCACTTAGTTGTTATTAGTTGTATTGTTTTGGAAAATTCCAGTGTTCACTTGGAAAATGCACAGGCGATGGATCCTCCGTCTAGCTAGCGCGATCTAAACTGTTGCCTGAAACGAAAGCAAGATCAGCATTGGCCAATGCCCTTGTATAAGAGTTCAGCGATAAAAGCAAACGACAATAGGGTTATTGTTGTCCATAACGAGACAATACAACTAATGACAATGGTGGCTATAGTATAATAGCAGATAGCATTCACTTATAAGAATCCCGGTGTCCCTAATCGTTATTAACAGGGCGTGAATTAACTCCACGATAAAGTTAAGGGTGCTTACGATCTACCTTAGAGTCCCGATGTAGGGAGCCTGAAAAAATCGTAGGGTGTTGCTGAACATGCCCATACTCATAGAGAATAATCAGACGGACAGGGTAGACAACTCCGGTAGGGGCTAGAGGGATTTAGTAGCCTACACCATATTGAAGTACATTCAAAGGCGAAGCGCAAGCCGAGTGGTGTACATAGCGTTACCCTTGATCAGGATAATGTTGGCAGGTTAGATTCCTGCGGAGTGTATTTCAATATGGTAAGTAAACAGTGAAAAACGCCGACCCTGCCCGACTAGTCATCGGGAAAGTCGGGGTCTAGTAGCTACGAATCCCGACAATAGGCACTTGACCGTGACGACGATAGGGAACCATATTGAAACACATTAACCTCGCCGTGAGTGCGAGTTAGGAAATAATTGCCTGTTTAGTGTGTTTCAATATGGTAGCTCTGTACAAGTGCAATGGTCACACGCCCTTGCTTGGATGGACTGTTACCATACTTAATTTGGTTCCATAGTATAGTTGGCCTAATACGCCTGCCTGTCACGCAGGAGATCAGGGATTCGAATTCCCTTGGAACCGCCAAGTTATCCTCGTTGAGATCCAGTGTTATGGTCGGGTGTTTTACTACACTTTAAGCTGTGGTTAGAATCCACAGGACGAGGGCCAAGTTTATATAAGGTAATATATGAAACAAATAATAGACACGATTGTAAAAGATGACGACGAGTTAACAGTATGGCATAGCGATACGTTAATCGCAGTACCACCACTTGAGTTAATGTTTGAATGTTATCTTGAAATTTTGCAAAGTGGTATGGCCTTACCTGGAATGCCATTTAGAAATGGCAGTGGTGTAATTTGGATTGAGAATTCTCACTCTGAAGTTATGACAGGACAAGTATACGAATATATTGAGGATAGGAAAGAAGGTTGGATTATGATGGGATTTACTGCCCAGGCTTTTCGCAACCAAGGATTAAATCAGTTATGCCACAAATATTTAATTAAAGCAATTAAAAAACGTGGCGGTCTTTCCTTAGGTAGTACAATATCAGTTAAGAATGAAAAGATGCTGGCAGCAGCTATTAAGAAAGGTCTAATGCCAGAATATTACAGAACAATACAGTGGATTTAAAAACTACGGAGGTGATGTTCCAACGGTGGGACAGGAGACTGTAAATCTCTGGCACTTGTGCAGGTAGGTTCGATCCCTACCACCTCCACCAAGTAACACAGCTATCGTCTATCGGTTAGGACACCAGGTTTTCATCCTGGCGAGCGGGGTTCGATTCCCCGTAGCTGTACCATACATTATATAAGTATTGATATGAAATACACAATAATCGAAGACTGTAGTCCTTATTATATTAGATTTACTCATGATGGATTACTTGATATAATTGATTACTGTAAGAGTAACATTCCTCTAATTGATGATGAAAGAACTTTTATACATCACAAATTGAACGATGATCAAGCAACCCATCTGCTATCAGTGATACCACTGAGTAAAGAGTTGTTTCTACAAAAAAATAGAGTCAGTTTTTTTATAACAAAGCCAGGTAGATATTATCGGGCGCATAAAGATGGTTTAGATGCTAGGATTAGTATTAACTATACTGTTCAAATTTTAGATGATAAATGTGTAACTAGTTGGTATAGTGATGAAGATTTGAAAAACTATCCTATAGATAATCTATCAAGTAATACATCAAGAGAGTGTGCTGGATTTATAAAGGAAAATCATACACCATTAAAAAGTATGACAGCAAAGCCAAATGAATGTATTTTATTTAATACTGACATTTTTCATGATTTTGATAATAGTCAATCATCTTCAACAAGAGTTATATTAACATTACGAATTGATGAAACAATAAGAAAAAAAATGTATTTTGACGATGTCAAAAACATTCTATTTATGAATAAAGGAAGGCCAACCCAACTGGCGATGGGATCTGTCTTGAAAACAGCCGAGCGTTAATAGCGCCTTTAGAGTTCAACTCTCTAGCCTTCCGCCAAAGTTTTAAAGTGAGTTGGATGAGTGGCTTAAATCGGCACCCTGCTAAGGTGTTGACTCTGGTAACCCCAGGGTCCGTGGGTTCAAATCCCACACTCACTGCCAAAGATTTGCTCCTGTAGTTTAGCGGTAAAACACCCGGTTTATACCCGGCATATGTCCCCAGATTAGGGAGCGTCGGTGGTTCGAATCCACCCAGGAGTACCAAATATTGCGTCCGTAGCTCAAATGGATAGAGTTCTGGTCTTCGAAACCAGCTGTTAGGAGTTCAAATCTCTTCGGACGCACCACAGTAATACCTTTGTAGTTAAATGGTATAACAGCCGCTTGATAAGCGGCCATTACAAGTTCAATTCTTGTCGAAGGTACCAGTATAAATAATAATATGAAAATCACAGAATTGCTATTAGAATCCACCAGTCAGTTTGATCCATTATTAATTGAATTTTGGAAATCTAGTAGCCCAGCAGATTTGAAATATTTCTTTGTTCAAAACAACTGCTATGGAGCATCGCAGTCTTTTATGGAATTTCTTGAAAATAAAGGGATTCACACAGCAGAAATTGTGCCAATTGGCCGTGTACGCAATGGTAAAAAAACTGAAGGATGGTTTCATGCAGATGTTCCAGATACAACATTAGATGCATTTACCAAGGAAGATATAGCTGCATGTAAAAGTCAAGGTTTAGATCCTCGTAAAAAAGCAGATCGAATTGCATATATTACCAACAACAATCTTGAAGACGAGTTCAAATGGATTCCCCATAGTTGGGTAGAAGTTCGTGGACAAATTTTAGATCCCAGCGGATTTTACATTGACGGTAAGAGCGGTCAGTTCGACCGTTTAGTACACAACAAATCAAATTTATCACAACGATATCAATATTTTTAAAATGGGTGCTTCATCTAATTGGCAAGATTGTGGATTCCAAATCCATTCATCTAGGTTCGAGTCCTAGGGTGCCCGCCAAATTAACCTGAGAGGTCGTAATGAAGTTCAACATACCACAAATTAAAGAGTTCATAGATAGACAAGGTCCCAACACTAAAATTTATATTGGTGTTGACTCTGAGCGAATTAAAAAAGGTACGCAATGGTATGCTGACTATACAGCGGCCATCGTTGTTCACTTAGATGGAAAACATGGATGTAAGCTGTTTGGTGAGGTAACTCGTGAAAGAGATTACGACCGAGTTGACAAACCTAACACTAGGCTTATGACTGAAGTGTTTAAGGTAAGTGAATTATATCTTAAACTGGCAGAAGTTCTGGAAAATCGTGAGGTAGAAGTGCATCTTGATATTAATCCTGATGATGAATTCAAAAGTAGTAATGTAGTAGCACAAGCTATCGGATATATTCGAGGTACTTGTAATGTGGAACCACGTGTTAAACCACATGGTTTTGCGGCATCATATGCGGCGGATAGATTTAGAAGTTTGAAAGCGGTTAACGAATAATGCCATTAGATAATAGCATGTATCCCACCATGCAGGAAGATGTGTGGATGCCCCGATTATCAGTTTATGATAAGTGTTTTGCTTGGTTACCACATCGGTGTACTCAAAGTAACTGCGTAATATGGTTACGGTGGGGTCGTAGATATCAGCAGTGGGTTGGATATGGTGATGGTCGTTACTTGAAATACATATGGTTAACTGAAAAGGAATACCTAATGTATTGTTTAAAGGCAGCTAATGAGTAAAGCCCTGGTGGTGGAATGGCAGACACGCTGGTCTTCTTACATAAATAAGTATATGAAAAGAATCGCTAATCCTGTCCAAACTACTGAACTATGCTCCTACGGGTGTGGTACTATCGCTAATTTTATAAACGGATCTAATAGATTGATGTGTTGTAAAAGTAGTAATAGTTGCCCAGAAAATAAAAGAAAAAATAGTCAAGGAATAAAAAATTGTGGCAGGGATTATGCTGCTACATATGAAAATCTTCCACAAGAATCCAAAGATAGAATGAAATGGAGTAAAGGTCTTACAAAAGATAATGATTTAAGGGTAGCAAGACCACAATTTATTGGCCGTAAGTGGGGAGCCTCATTAAATGGACACTCAGACGAATCTAAAGCAAAAATAGCTGCGGCAAAAACAGAGTGGCTAAGAAAATCAGAAAATAGAAAAAATTTAGGAAGGCATAAAAAAAGTTGGATGGAATTAACATTTGAGAAATATTTAACAGATAATAATATTAACGGATGGGTATCTGAAAAACATTTTTGGAGTGATGATTTAAAGAAAAACTTTTATCCTGATTTTATATTTGAAGACAAAAAATTAATAATAGAATTAGATGGGACTCAACACAGAAATTCCATTGAGAATGATAGAATTAGAGATGAATGGTTCAATAGCAAAGGGTATATAGTAATAAGAGTGCCTCATTCAGAATTTAAAGAAAGGTATTTTTCTGGCAGAGGATTTTTAGATTTATTGGGGGAGTGATGGAATTGGTAGTCTTCGATGCCTTAGAAGCATCGGTCCTCAGCGGCGTGTCGGTTCGAGTCCGACCTTCCCCACCAAAATAGTTGACAGTAATAGTAAAGCACTATATAATAGTAATATGTGGGAGTGTGGAGAAATTGGTAAACTCATCAGATTTAAAATCTGACGGCGCAAGCCTTGGCGGTTCAAGTCCGCCCATTCCTACCAAAGCAGGGTTGGCATATTGGTTGTGTCCCAGCCTTCCAAGCTGGTCAAAGGAGTTCGATTCTCCTACCCTGCTCCAAATTTTATAAGAGTGTAACCACTATGCAGGAACACGTAATTGAATACCAAACAGAACCCGAAGCGGTTAGAGAATTTCATCATACATCAATTAAGTTTTTAAGTGGATTGATTGTATTGAGTTGTATACTTTACCTGTTTCATTAAACAAGATATGCGGGTGTAGCTCAGCTGGTAGAGCGTAACTTTGCCAAAGTTAAGGCCAGCGGTTCGAGACCGCTCACCCGCTCCAGTGTACTCCTTATATGGCAGTTGAACATAGTCATATAAGGGAAGGACAGCGTTCAACCTGTCCGAGAGTTTTTAGGGGGATGGGTCTGCTCGGAGTGGACACCTGCTTTGCAAGCAGGAATCAGAAGAGTTCGAATCTCTTATCCTCCACCAATAATATTGACAGTAAATACAATACTATGTATAATGTTTATATAGTAAGTCTGTTGCGGGTTAGGGAAGTGGTCATCCCGTTAGTCTCATAAGCTAAAGATCGGTGGTTCGAATCCATCACTCCGCAACCATAGTATACTAAGGAGTTGACATGAAAGCAGTTTTAGCAATTGTCGTAGCATCATTAGCACTTACTGGATGTGTGGTAACAGATCCATATTATGTTCAGCCCGTGCCAGTTTATGCGCAACCCAGGCCCGTGTATGTAGCACCACCTGTTCGTTGTACGTATGTGCAACAGTGGAATCCGTATACACGGCAATATCAACCAGTTCGTATTTGTAGATAAGGAATAAAATGTTTATCAAAGTATCTAATGCAGCAAAAGACTTTCTTCACAAACCATTGTTAATTAAGGCTGATGTCATTCTAACAGTATACGAAGGTACTAGTGTTAGAAATGAAGGAACCCCTGATGAATATCAGGAACATGTGACTTTTATCTTTAGTCCTACTCATGGTACTTGGGAAGTTCTAGATAGAGCCGAGGATGTATATAAGCAATTAGTGCAGTTAGGCTTGTAGTAAAAACGGAGTGTGGCGCAGTCTGGTAGCGCACCTGGTTTGGGACCAGGGGGTCCAAGGTTCGAATCCTTGTACTCCGACCATTTAACGTAGTTCAACTTTAGGAAATATATGTCAGTCAAAACAGTAGCCAGCCTTATTGATGTCAATCTTTGCTGCGAGCAAGTCGGTAATAAACGTTATGACTTAGTATTGATTGCTGCGGCTAAAATGCGGGAGTTGCGCTTCCACAGATTGGGCACAGATAAAATTACACGCTTGTCAGAAGTTCTGTTGGATATTCAAGAAGGTCGTGTTGATGCCAAAGAGTATTTGATGAAGATTGAATCAGTACAGGCAAAAAAACAAAGTAAAAAATACAAATAGTTCAGTTGGAGATTAGCCAAGCTGGTAAGGCAACGGATTTTGATTCCGAGATAAATAATATATATATATATTTACAACGGAATCAAAATATGAATTATAAAAAAATATATGACAGTTTAATAGCTCGCGCAAAAAACAGAAAACTTACGGAATTTACTGAATCTCATCATATTATACCGAGATGTATGGGTGGCAATAATGATAGATCTAATCTTGCTGATTTAACACCGGAAGAACATTATGTAGCTCATCAACTATTGGTTAAATTGTACCCAAAAAATCATGCTTTAGTTAAAGCTGCGATCATGATGATTCCGACAAGGCCATCCAATAAACTTTATGGATGGTTACGACGAAAACATTCGGTAGCAATGAGTGTTAGCCAGTCGGGGAAAGGTAATAGCCAATTTGGTAAAAAATGGATCTGTAATCTTGATTCTCAAGAATCAAGAAAAATACCAGCCGATCAAACTATACCGGAAGGATGGAAAAACGGAAGAGTATCAAAATCTGTTACTGAAACCTCGGCGTTTGATGAATGCTCTGTTTGCAAGAAATTAAAAAAAACTATTCGTAAATTTTGTAGTTTATCGTGTTCCGCCAAATATAATAATTCAATTAAAAGTACTATTTTTGATAAACACGTTGACAATATGATTATTGATTATAAAAATGGTATGAGTATATACAAATGTCTAAAAAGCAGAAATTTATGTGGCACTGGTGCAAACCATGTAAAATTATCAAATATATTAAAAACAATTGGGGCGTAGTGTAATTGGCAGCACCACAGACTTTGACTCTGTTAGTTTCGGATCGTTCCCGGACGCCCCTGCCAATCAATGGATCGTTAGCTCAGCGGTAGCAGCGGCGCCTTTACGCGGCGTAGGTCGTAGGTTCAATCCCTACACGATCCACCATTATAAATTTAATATTGAATCAGTATAACTCTGACGGTAGCGTTCTGCTGCTATATCTTTATTTCGTTTTACCCAAGCCGTATATTCAGATTTATTCATTTTAATTTGTTCTTCTATCGTACGCGGTTCTTCAAAATATTTAACCATACGGTTTAATGCAATAAATCCAAATCCCCCGGCTATTAATCTATTAACAGAGTGTGCCGCGTTGTTCAATTCTCTTGCCAATGCCTCTGCTTCTGATTTACGTTTAATCGGGCTAGATAAATTTTTCCAGGCTTGTGGATGATTAGGATCAGGCCAGTAGTACCCATATTTTGTAGAGTTCAACTGAAAATCACTTTTGTATGGGTTACGTTCATATACTGGATTTGTCATCTGTAACGCATTAATCTGTACTGCATCAACTAAATTTGCAGGATCTAAAATCCACTGTTTGGTCTCTTCATAAGACTCGTAGGTTTCGTGTGGCAGCCCTGTTATCAAACTAATTAAAATTTTGATGTCTTCGCCCCATAGCTCATTTTTTAATTCTTTTAATAACTGTTTGCTTTTATCACCACCTAGGCCTTTGCCAATAGTACTAGCAGCTCGATCATGGAAAGACTCTACCCCAAAATGGCACGCTCGTAGCCCCATTTCTTTTAACAACGTAATTTGTTCTCTATGAGCATATAGCAAATCAAGTCTAAGATAACAGGCAAAGTGAATCTTGAATGGCAAGGAAGTAAACACTTTGTGAAGTTCTTTAATTTTTTCAGTACTATCATTGAACGTGTCGTCGCTCAGGACATACTGATCAATACCAAACTGGGTGTAGTTGTAAATTAACTCCTCGGCCAATACATCGTAATTTTTGATAAAATCTAATTTCTTCTTTCCATTCAGAGGATATGCACAAAACTTACATTTAAAAATACAACCTCTACCTACTTCTAACACCATTGGTTCACCATGATCAATACAGTCTTCGGGTTGATAGATGATTTGAGATCGACAAAAATCAAAAGTCTTGTCCGAAGCTGATATGTCATAGACTAAAGTATCACCTTCTTTTCTAGTTGGTTCGGGAATTGCAGTTTTGTCACGAAGAGTTATCATGTAGTTTGTAAATTGTTTTTCGCTATATCCTAAAAATACAGCGTCAACACCAAATACATGCTCTAACAAATTTAATCCGTTTGGGCCACCAAATATTATTTGAGTATCTTTGTTTATTCGTTTAGTTTGTACAATAATATCTATTAACAGTTCTGCTATACCACTGTTAGCATTTAACCAATAAGTTGTACTGAAGGCAACTGCCATTGTATCACTGTTAATAAACTTAACGCAGGCTTGGTTAATTTCATCCGGGGTAAAAGAAGTAAACAAACTTATTACCTGGCAGGTGAATCCTGCTTTTCTTACTTCTGTTGCCACACGATACGGCCCAGCAGTTTTTGTTGGCCGATTATGCTTTTTATGATCTGGCCAAAATACCAAATCATCGGCAGCAGTATCAGCAAAAATTATAATATTAGCCATGCTACTACTTATATGCTATAATTTTATTTAGATTTAATAATTAAGTTTTAATGCCGAGATAGCTCATCTGGTAGAGCACTAGTCTGAAGAATTAGGTGTGGTTGGTTCAAGTCCAACTCTCGGTACCATTCAATGGTGCAGGTAGATCAATGGTAGATCCCAGGATTGTGATTCCTGTTGTTGCGGGTTCAAGTCCCGTCCTGCACCCCAGTTGACAATTAATTGAAGTTCAACTATAATAATTTTTAAGGAGAAGTAAAATGAAGTCTAAACTGATCGTGCCAACACTAAATCCACGAAACCCGTTCGTGATGCTGGCACGTAAAAGAAGCGCGGGTAGTCACGTAAAGCCACATAAGGCTCAGCGTAAGTTAGATAAGCAGAAGGGGTATAGCTCAACTGGTGAGAGCAATCGGCTTTTAACCGATAGGTTCTGAGTTCAAGTCTCAGTGCCCCTACCATTATTATATTGAAGCACATTTAAGTAGGCATGCCAACGCTAGGTCTTATCGGACATAGTCAGAGTGTGCTTCAATATAATAATCCGGCCATAGTTAAATGGATATAACTAGGGATTTCTACTCCCTTATTGTGGGTTCGATTCCTGCTGGCCGGACCATGGCGATGTAGCTCAGTTGGTTAGAGCAGGTGACTCATATTCACAAGGTCGGTGGTTCGAATCCACTCTTCGCTACCAAACAACGCTGTACATAAATAAAGCTATGAGATTATATGAGATAGAACAAACAGTTGACGAAGCTGCCAACTACACTAGATATATTGATGATGCTGAAGATGCCATGAAAAAAGGCATTTTAACTGCATGTTCCATAATGGCCAATATAAAGATTACTCCGGAGATGCAAGCTGATATTGATGAAACAAGAAAACTTGGGTCAGTTAAACAAGCACTTAATCTCGCAGGTTTAATAAAACAACATTGTGCAAATGAATTAAAAATCTTAGCCGAAACTAAAATGAAAGTACCGGTATCGGATGTCGTTTTCGAAGAATTAGGTACTACTAATGGTGAATGTGCTTATTTAGAAATTAGGCTAAACATTGCATATATCAACGGTATTACTCATCAAATTTGGAATAGATGGACAAAAGACCTCGCGACTAATAATACTAGTATTCCATTTAACTATACAAAAACTGCTAAAAAAATTATAAACACGTTTAAAAAGACTGTATTTAATTCGCCTATTCCGGCACTTGATAACTGTGCCAGTACCTTTATACACGAAATGGTTCATGCACATCAACATGCTGCGCAGGCAGCTAAGGGTATATCAGCCGATGATACAGACTATAGAAGCTATTTGAAGACAAAAGAAATACCTACTAAAAAGGCATTTCAAGATATGGTTGATACCGAAAATGCGCTTGACGATCCCGAAAACTATAAAATATATCGTGCTAGCCCACAGGAAATGGCAGCATTTGCCAATCAAGATGCAGCAAGATTTATTAAAGACAATAAATTAAATACTCCTGGCGCTAAAGCTGATGCAGCTACAATGTCAAAATTACAAAACTATCTTGGCAAATATTTCAGAGATAGAGATAACTACAAAGAATATATACTATTAAAACGATACGGAAATTTAGTATACAAAGCAGTTGCTGATTATCTTAATCAAAAAACTGTCGCACAAAAACCACAATAATTCACTAGTTCAGTCAACAGCAACCAAAAATTAAATTTTGGTTGTTTTTTTATCTGACCTATGTTATAATATATTTTTATAGGAGGCGAAGATGCCAGCTACGTTTTTAGTTAGTGATACACATTTTGGACACAATGGTGTCTGTCATTTTATGCGTAACGATGGCGTAACTAAACTTCGCCCATGGGATACAGCAGAAGAAATGGATGAAGAAATGATCAAGCGTTGGAACGATACTGTTCGACCTGGCGACAAAGTATACCATCTGGGAGATGTAGTAATCAACCGTCGAGCACTTGGCATCATGCGCCGTCTTAACGGCGACAAGGTTCTTATCCGCGGCAACCATGATATCTTTCGTGATGACGAATACCGTGAACACTTTCGTGAGCTTCGGGCGTACCATGTACTTAACGGAATGATCCTCTCTCATATCCCACTTCACGAAGCAAGCCTCGGTCGCTTTGGTGTTAACATTCACGGTCATCTTCATTCCAATCGTGTTATGCGGGCGAAGGGTATTAATTACCCCACTGGCGGAATCGTCTACAGTGAAACAGAGTTTGATACAAGGTATCACTGTGTTTGCGTGGAACAAACAGACTTTGCCCCAATCTTGTTTGAAGATGTCGTCAAACGTATTGCAGAAGAAGGCGGTGCGGTTGGATTTAAGAATGGCAACGGGCCCACAATGTAGTCATAAATAAAATTATGATTATAACGTGCGGCCCCGTTGGTAACCAACGTACCCTTAAATTAAAACTTCCAGAAGAAAGAACTAAGATAGCAGTCCTTATCAGTGGCGGCATAGATAGTGCTATACTGTATTACTTAATGTTGCAGGAAAATAAAGACACAGGCTTTAGGCATGACATACGGCCTATATCCATTATGCGGTCAGAAGGATCTGAATACTTTAGTAAGCTGGTGGTGGCAAACATGAATGAGAAATTCAACTTAATCAAACAAGATGCTATTGTAGTTGGAAATCCTTCACTACCAGATGATCGGCAAGTTAAGTCAGGTGTATTACACGCATATGATCTTGGATTTGACCTAACGTATTGTGGCGTAATTGAACAACAGCCTGAACATATGGTAGGATGGACTCCTCCCGAAGCTAAAGAAACTAAAAGATTTAAAACACCACTTAAAGATCTAAACAAAACACATATAATAGATCTAGTCATACAATGCAAACAAGAAGACCTGTTTTACATTACACATACTTGTAACAAATTTAAAGTAGGGCGTTGCCATAAATGCAACGGGTGCAACGAGCGAGCATGGGGGTTTTCGCAGTTAGGATTAACTGATCCTGGTACTATATAAATAAATGCCGAAACTTAGTAACAGCTTCATTCCATGTTATTTTTTTATTCTGACAACGTAAACTAAAAGCATATCTGCCATCAAATCCAGATGGTAAGTGTGGCACAGCCGCATTGGTTAAATATGCCCCGGGAAAAGTTTTATATACTTTAATAGGATCTGTTTTTGCTATACACACATTTCGTTTGCTACCTATTGGATCAAGGGATACTGGTTGCTCTTCTACATCTTCTGCACGCCAATATTCCATTATTCCGTATCCATTATATATCCAATTGATACCCCAGACTCCCGGGCCATCAATGTGTAGCACACCTTTATGGTTATTTTTATAAAAAAAGTTGACAAAATCCCATTCGATACCTGCCCAATTCAGCCATTCTGGTTTTACAAGATTCCTAGGATGATATTGATTATAAATGGATTTTTCAGTGCCTACAAATAATTCTTCCTTGCCTTCATCTGATAATATTTCATCTAGCGGCGGTAAATCCAATTTATACATAAATTCCGAACCTATTTCCATAGCATTTTCCATTTGTTAGGTGGAACATCGGGAACAAAGTTAACCGGAGTAAAATCCCATTCCTCTACATTATTAAGATAGTTAATACCATCGTATTTTGATTCGAGAATTATAGTAGCAATTCCTTCTGCTAATTTTATATTATTGTGTTCTCTAAAGTGATTTCTACGTACATCTGGACCATAATGACCTTGCGATAAATCACCGGTATGTGGAATCAGTTCTTTTTGTGATGCTTTGAACAATGATGACAATTCTTCGGAAATTTGTATAGAACATGAATTATGTGTAGGATCATAGCTGCAATCATCAAAACAGTTTATATGAATTAACTTATAAAAATTTTCCGATATACGGTTTAATTCATCAATCCAAGATCGTTTCGCCCATTTATAAAATTCAGGCACATACAAATCAGATTGATAAAAGTCTTTGACTAGTGCATGTAACTTACCAGTCGGATCAAGATTTTTTATATCTGATTTGTCAGAATTAATCTCTGCTTTAATTAATCCTGGATTGATAGGAAAATCCAATAAAGAAGGTAGTCGACCGTAATGTGTATGACATACTATAACCAAGGTTTCTTTATCAAATAAAAAATTATTTTTAAGGATCCATTGTCGAGTAGTCCACCAAGGTCTTCCTCCGTATCCTACCCCGTACAATGGCACATTTAATTTATTTGCCAAGAATACAGGCCAATCGGTATCTTGATATCGCTCTGCACAAAAACTATCCCCAACTATAACCAGTTTAGTAAACATAAAGTAATTGCCTCACTGCCTAATATAATTTTTAAAAATTTCGTAAGCTTCATTGAAGGTTGGCCGAGTGCTTAGGTCTATGTAATCAAAAACTAAACTTGCACAAAATCTTTCAGTAAGATTATTGTTATCAATGCTATGAGGAATTCCTACCTGTACTAGAGTAGGTAGTCCTACTTTTTGACTATGTACCAGAGTAACTTCTTCTGGTTTGTAGTATATAGCATAAGATGAAATGGGAGTTGAATCGGTTACACCCATTTCATCTTGTTTGGGGGTGTACCAATTCATAACACTTCCTTCGCCACCGTAGACCCAATTTAATTTAACGTAATCACCGGGTTTGGATGTATCAATGTGTATCCGACTATTTACGCCGGCTGGCCTATAAAAAATTTCAACAAATTTAATAGTAAAACCATGATCCTTAAAAAATTTAACTATATCATCACTTAAGAAATCTTTATTAATTTGGTAATGTTTGGCTAGGTGTTGATCATTTTGTTTTAAAAACTCCACAGGATCTATGTTAGATTTAAATAGTGGAATATTCAATTTAAGATCAGCACAATATATTGTCATGTTATTTAAATTCTATAGGAGGCAAGGTTGTACTAGCCGAGAATTCTTCCCAACTCCAAGGTAGTAATCTAAAACTCAACGCAATTTCTGGAGTATCACTTTCATTCCTAAGTGCATGCCATGTACCTATATCTGTTATCATAGTATTATTTGCCGAAACTGTTTCTATTTCTTTGGCCGCAGCATATGGTAGCATCGGTACTGTTTGCCACTTACCTTCTTCACCATAATAAAATATTTGCGAAGGATCTGTACACTCAAACCAAGACCAATACAATTTTTCACAACTAGTCAATGGTAAAAATAAGGCTTGCCCTAATTTACCGGGATCCGTAGTTTCTTTTGGTTTATCAGAATGTATCCATAATTTCTTACCGACGGGAATGTATACCAACATTATTTTATAGTCAGTGCATTGTCTTACATCAATATTTAAAATTTTGGCTATTATATTTTGTATATCTTTATCTAAAGGCTCAACTCGTTCGAGCTCTAAATTGTGTATTGTAATAATATCCAAAATTTGCGATACCGGGATATTGGGCCAAGATATTAGCGTATAATGTTGCATGTGGTATTTATTAGGTAAGCCCATAATAAATATAAATATTACCATGAATACCGTCGACTCGCTTGAACCGTATTGTTATCCCATAAGTTATACCATACATCGAGAAAAACTAGATAATAGCTTTGCTATACTGTTAGATAGGCTAGGTATAGTTTACAATGATGATTCACACTTTGCTATTAATCTTACACATTTGCCTGGACTAATAGGTAAAGCACGATGGGATAATTACTCGGCTCCGCATAGCATACTTAAACAGATAGGAATTAATGAAACTGATTTCATTGAATTATTGGCCGAAACAGAAGATTTATATATAGGCCAGGTAATTAAAGATATCTACTCGCACCATGAAGGAACTTTTCAAGGTCGGTGTCAATTGAATTTCATAGGTGCCGGTAAATCTTTACCACCACACCGAGATTTGCATACTACCTCACGATATCATATTCCTATTATAACCAACGACAAATGTTATTGGATATTAATCAATGATGAAAAGAAGTATAAATTACACATGGCAGCTGATGAGAAGGTTTGGTTTTTAGATCCAAAGAATATTGAACATGCATTTTATAATGATTCAGACAAATGTCGAGTTCATTTGTTATTAACAAGTGGGAAAGACTGATGAATAACATAATGTTTGCCGAAGTAAATTTTCCTTTACTAGACAAATCCACCGCAGCAAAAGAAATCTTAGCTATTCCTGAAAAATTTAGTTTTTGGGACGAATATCGCAACACACTAATGATACCGTTAATGAGTAAAGGCGGAATGGTGGCATCCAATAGCATTCCGGGTGAGTTTAAATGGAATGACCATGCTCCTAAAATTATTGTTGACTGGTTTAATGAGTATATATTTCCATGGATGGGCACAAAAGCTAGAGTTATGGCGTTGATTACACAACCAAATTTTTCAAACTATGAACACATAGATTGTGATCCGCATGAACTAAACACTAGACAACATAAATTTAGAATTGTATTACAAGGTAGAACCGACACACTTTATTTTATAACTAACAAAGGAAATATATCTGCGCCTAATGTAGACGGAGCATTTATTATGGACGGAGGCTGGCCGCATGGTATGGTCAATACTACAGATGAAGTTAAAGTTACATTAGCATTAGGTGCTCCCTGGACGGGGAATGATAGTTACGATAATATCAACTTACTAATGGATCGGTCTATTCATACTATGCCAGAAGATCTCAGCAGCTATTGGAAAAAATGAGTAACTTTTATCACAAAACAGAATTTAAGTTTAGTAACGCAGCAATAACTTGGATATTACATAGATATCAGCACAGGTACAACGACATCTTTTTTCATGACCTAGATATAACGCAAAGTGATTCTAAAAGTCAAACAGAGTGGCATTCAAATTTGCCCGGTAGGGAATTAAGATCATTTTTGTTAAACTATAACTGTGACACTAGCTACTACGGCATAAATGTATTTCTTAGTAATACAAAAGAGTTAGTTAGAGGTAATCCGCATATTGATGCTAAATTTAGTAACGGTGATATTTTTAAAATTAAATCTAGATTCAATGTGATGGTGTTGGGTAATCCCGAAGATAACATGGTATGGTGGGATACAATGAGATGGAATGATGAAAGATTAATTGATCATCCATTTACGACTATCACTGGAAAGTCCTATGTTAGTAAAGCTATTCCAGGCACTACACCTGATGCACGATGGGAATTCCTAGGTAACCCAACCAAAGAAGTTACCAATCTATTAACACCAAGTGCTTTTGTACGCACTGATTGCGCCCATGCAATTTACACAAGTGGGCAGCCTAGATTAATAGTTACAGTGGCATTAGATAAAACATTAGAGGAAATATTTGGTGAATAAATTTTATACAAAGACTATCATACCAGTTCCTACAATTGATTACAAACTTATATGGCCCAACGCAGCTACCGACTTAGCTGATACTATTCCAAGATGGAAAACTTATCCAAATTATCCTGATATTTGGGACACTGATACAACAAAACTATTGGCTAGTGTTGGTATTACACCTACATTGATTAGAATCTTTCGATGGGCACCAAACAAAACTTTCAATTGGCATGTCGATGGATCATTCAACAACATTACCCAATTTGCTATTAATTGGATCTTAGACGGTGCAGGCACTATTGAGTGGAGTCCCAATTTAATTTTACCACAGTTAGAAGATAAGTTTAAAAATCTAGCATTTGGAGCATTACCAAGCAAAGAAGGTGACTCGCATCTGGCTGAATGTTCAACTGACGGGAATGGGTGCTTGGTTAATACCACTATACCACATAGAGTTGTTAACAAACATGATATACATAGAGTAACAGTATCAATTTTATTTAATAATAACTTAACCTATGACTACGCAGCAGCTAAATTATTAGATGCTGGGCTAACGCTTTGAATAAGTAACTGCATCAAGGAAGATACAATTTGACATCGATGTTCACACACGAAAATCATCTAAAATTTGGTTGGGGCAATGGCCTTTACAACTTCGATGATAAAGATCAAAAATTTTGGCTTACTCCGGGAAAAGTAAATTATATTCCCACATCATTTAAAGATGAATGTCTTAGATCGGCTAGATTAATTAGTGAAGCAGCTGATAAGCCCATACTATTAGGATTGTCAGGCGGTGCGGATTCGGAAGTAACAGCAAGATCGTTCATGGAAGCCGGCGTACCATTTGAGGTGGCAGTGGCAAAAGTAATACACAATGGGACGGTGGTAAATGAACATGATATACGTTATGCCAAGTCATTTATAAACAAATACAATATCAAATATCATATGATCGATGTTGACTTTAATTCTGCTGTCACCAGATTTAAACAAATACGAGAAACTAACGACCCAGCAGAACCTTACTATAAAATTAATATTTCAAATCACTGTAATATAAAATTGTTCGAGAATTTTCACCATGATTACTTCTGTGTCAAAGGTGCAGGAGACCTTGTTATTAACACATATAGGAAATTTAACCAACCACCTCCCAGAAAGTATGGATTATATATTGGTGAATCACCTAGTGTATCTGAAACAGCAATATATGAAATGGCACATCGCAATTCGACTAATATCATTAACTTTTTTTGCTATACACCCGAAGCATGGTTAGCATGGTTATTGGATCCAGATGTACGTCATTGGATTAAATATGAAAAAGCATTTATGGGAGAACATAGTTGGATGAATAACTATGCAATAAAAGCCTTTGTGTTATTTAAAATTTGGCCGGATATGGAAATTAGAACAAAATTAACCGGATACGAGTACATTCCTGAATATAAGGAATTATTTTTTGATGACTTTTATATCAATGATGATTCACGAGTCATGATACCTATCGAAGAGTTCACAGAACAATTGTTGACTGGTACTCTGTACGTTTAAAATTTAACCACTATAACGCTATTATATAAATATTTACAACAAGGAAATAACATGGCAGCAGCGGGCAATCAAAGAAATCAAATAGCAGATCCAATGAAAACCAAAACAGGTAAAACTCGTTTAGGTCCATTGGGCATACCTCAGTTGGAAGAATTATTAAGCAAGTCAAGTCGCCCTAAAGACAAAGCTAAAATTCAGAATCGTATTCGTATTGTTAAATCTCGTAAAGGGTTCGTCGAAGCAGTACCCGTAGTGTCCTCGTAAGAGGTGGTGGAGCCGACAGAGTCAATCTAGCGGTTGACTCTGTTTTTATTTTATAGTATAATAGTTAAAGTAGTTAATGCCCCCGTAGTTTAATGGTAAAACAGTTGACTTGTAATCATCAGACGTTAGTTCGATTCTATCCAGGGGCACCATAGTTTTAGTAGTACAATTGGCTAGTAGCTCAGTTGGTAGAGCAGATGACTGTTAATCATCAGGTCGTTGGATCGTGCCCAACCTAGCCAGCCATTGACACAAGGTAGTATATGAAAAAAATTATCAACTGGCTATTAACGCCATATCATAGATATAAAGAACGGCAATCAATTAAACAGCGTCTTAAAGAATTACGCGAAAAAGACCCATACATTTACAAATGAAATACTGGGGAATCAACGCTCTTAATCATGGCAGTAGTATTGCTGTTTTTAACGACAACACATATACACAATACACATACAACCGTGATACACTAAGTATCGGAGAAATACATGATCTTCTCCGAGTCCACGGAGAACCCGATCGTATCTTTTGGTACGAACGTCCTTGGATAAAGAAAGCTAGACAACTATATGCCGGGCAATATAAAACAGCATTTGATACCTCAACAATCCCAAGAATCCATCTTGCTAAGTGTGACTTAGCTCATATTCCTGTTACATACACTCCACATCATGCTAGCCATGCTGCTGCTGGATACTACACAAGCCCCTATGACGAATGTGCTGTGATAGTATTAGATGCCATAGGCGAGTTTGAATCGGCAACAATCTGGCATGGTAGTAACAATCAACTAAAGAAAATATGGAGTCGTAGTTATCCAAATAGCCTAGGGTTGTTTTATAGTGCTTTTACCCACTTATGTGGATTCACCCCCGCCCAAGACGAAGGCAAATTAGAAAAGTTAAGCGCCGAAGGTGACCCTACACAATACTATGACACAGTGAAAGATTACATAGGCAGCGATCTTATACTTACCCGAAATCTACATCGTGGTGTTCAAGATTGGCCATATGAAATCGAAGACGAACAAGATATCAAAGATATAGCGGCAGCGGTACAGCTGGTATTTGAGGAAGAAATAAGTGGAATAGTTGGCCGAGCCCGATGGTTTATCAATTCTGATAACTTAGTATTCATGGGAGGATGTGCCATGAATCGTGGTGCTAGAAACATGATTGACTACGCAAAAGTATGGACATTACCCAATCCAGGTGATCCAAGTAGTAGCATTGGAGCAGTAGCGTATCATATAAAACAGAAAGTAAAGGAACAAAAATGAGCAAAACATCAGACTTACTTAAACAAGCATTGGACAAGAAACGTGGTATCCATCACATGGAACCCGATGGTACCCCTGTCGTGGAAAAGAAAGCCAAAAAGGCACCCGCGATGACTCCGGGCAAAAAACCTCCCACTAGATCCGCCGGACGTGGTAGATAACTGACATTTTGTTGTTGACAATTAAAAAGTCGTAAATTATAATAGCTTTACACTAGTAAATTAGTTAATTTTTGTAGTCTAAACTTTTTAAGGAAACACAGCCCATGTCAGAATCTCGACAAGTAACAACAGTACAAGCCCGTCGCTCATTGCTTAAGGCTTTTAAACATCAACGCCCATTATTCTTGTGGGGTCCTCCTGGTATTGGTAAATCAGAATTAGTAGCTGATATTACCGCAGAATTGGGCGGGCACATGATTGACCTACGGTTAGGTCAGATGGAACCAACAGATATTCGTGGTATCCCGTTTTATAATCGTGACAGCGGTAAAATGGATTGGGCTCCCCCAATCGACTTGCCGGACGAAGAATTAGCAGAACAATATCCCATCATCGTATTGTTCTTGGACGAGATGAACTCTGCTCCACCTAGCGTGCAATCAGCTGCATATCAGTTGATTCTTAATCGACGTGTAGGCAAATATAAACTGCCAAAGAACGTTGTTATGGTAGCAGCTGGTAACCGCGAAAGTGACAAAGGTGTTACTTATCGTATGCCTACTCCGTTATCAAATCGTTTCCTGCATCAAGAATTAAAGGTGGATTTCGATTCCTGGCAAGATTGGGCGGTTATGCATAACATCCATAAAGATGTTATTGGTTTCCTAGGTTCTAACAAACAGGATCTGCATGAGCGTGACACTAAATCAGCTAGCCGTGCTTTCCCTACTCCGCGTAGCTGGTTCTTTGTAAGTGAACTATTATCAGATGAAGATGGTGATGAAGAAACATTGCTTAACCTGATTTCAGGTACAGTTGGTGAAGGACTTGCTATTAAGTTCAACGCTCACCGTAAGATTTCTGGTCGTATGCCCAAGCCTGAAGATATCTTGTCAGGTAAAGTTACAACTCTTGATGTTAAAGAAGTATCAGCTATGTACTCGCTGGTTATTTCTATGTGTTACGAGTTAAAGGAAGCAAACAACAAGAAAGTAAGTGACAAAGAGTTTCACACAATGTCCGATCACTTCTTCGCTTACATGATGAAGAACTTCGAACAAGAATTGGTTATTATGGGTGCTCGTATTGCTCTTACAGTATATGACTTGCCATTCCAACCGACTAAGTTGAAAAACTTTGACGAGTTCCATAAGAAATACGGCAAGTACATTCTTAACGCATCAGCTTAACCGCTAGGGAGGTTTGTGCGGTAGTAGCACAAGGGCTGTGTTCGCACAGCCCTCCAACTTTATAGAAGAAGAAAATGAATGTGATTCCAACTAAAGTAGTTAATTCTACATACGGCCCTATGATTATTAATGCCAATGACCAGTATATTGGCCGCAGTATTGAGCAGTATGGATTTTGGGGGCAAGAAGAAATTGACTTAATTAAGTCAATTGTAGATGTACTACTGTTGGAAAAGCCCTGTATTAAATTTTATGACATTGGCGCAAATATCGGTACGCATACTGTGTCAATGTCAAAACTTTTTGGAGATAAGATCTCCATTAGATCATTTGAAGCACAACGACAAGTTTATTATATGTTGTGCGGTAATGTGGCTATCAATGGACTTACTAATGTCGAATGCGAACATGTTGCGGTTAGTGATGATAACGGTAATACTATCAAAATTGATTTACCAGACTATCATCTACCAAACAACTTTGGTGGATTGGAGTTGATGGCGCCCCGTATCTCAGACAATCAATACATGACCAAAACTGGCAGCGAATTAGTTAATTGCGTTACAATAGATAGCTTTGATGAAGCTGTTGACTTTATCAAAATGGATATCGAAGGCATGGAGCATTTGGCCTTGGTCGGTGGTATTGAAACACTAACGAAATATCGTCCTATTTGCTTTTTAGAAATGTATAAGACCGATACTGATAGAGTAAAACAAATCTTTAAGAATATGAAATATGTAGCATACACACATACGCATGATAACTGGATATTCCTTCCATCAGAAACCAATGTTGACATAAACAACGCTAACAAAATTGATCTGTAATGAAATACACGTTTCACCGTACAAAAGACCAAAGACACTTTAAATATGGTATACAAGTTCTCACCATGATAGATTTCCATAATACACGGAAATGGTTTGTAGAAAGTTATGGGTACGGAGTTGATCTTGACAAATTAGAATCTCTGGACGGTGTCGATAAAGAAATACGTTGGGGGTATGTTCTTAGATACCTAACGTATATGTTTTACTTACGAAATGATGAAGAGTTTGCTTGGTTTAGGTTAAAGTTTCAAGAATGATACAAAGACTAGATCCATCCGCTCGGTTAAGCACCAATAGGTTTCAACTTATGAATAACCCCATGGACTCCAATAGATGTCTATTGGTAGTTGATTATATGTGGTGGGCAGATAATGAAAGAGAAATAATGAACTGGATGCAGGAACGATTGCCACGAGGCATAGAGCATTTGGAAGGTATGGTATTAGTATTTGAGAATGATTTTGATCGTATAAACTTTTTAATGAAATGGGGGCCGTAATGGATCGAGATTTGGAAGAAGATATAAAAAATGATGCCGAAATAATGACTAAATTGAAAGACGGCACCTACTCGCAGAATGTATACGCAGCCATGTGTAACATGCGCTGGCAACCGCAGGAAGTCTGGAGTGTACTTAAAGATGAGTACTGGTCGTGCTCATGGCGCAGTGCCGGTGGAATTGTGGCTGATCTACGTGAC